GCGGTCGGGGTGACGGTGGAAAAGCTGGCTTGTCCAATCGGACTATAAGTTGGCATTGATTAAAGCTCCTTTTTCCCTTTTGATTTAGCTGGCCTTGAAGCGCCGGGCGGGACTGACGAACGCCAGGACGCGCTCGGCTTCCGCCGCAGGCGTATCCTGGTCGGCGGTGCCCAGGCCCACGGTTGGATTCTTCAGCCGCGCCATCTCAGCTTCGAGTGCGTTGGCTGCCGGGGCCGGGGCCGCCGCCGCCGCCGGGGCGGTCTTGAGAATCCGCTTGACGGTATCGACGTCGTGATGGGTTTCGAGGGCCAGGGTGCGCGCCAGATTCTCGCGGCCTTGAGCCTCCTCGCAATTTAGAATCGCCGTGATCCGCTGGCGGTCGGCGGCGACCGGATCTACCGGGGCCGGGTTGGCGACCGCAGGCGCGGGCGCGGGGGTTGGGGTCGGAGCCGCTGTTGCAGCCGGGGGTGCGGCGGGCGCGGGCGGGTCGGTTCGTTGTGGATCGGGCATAGGTGCCTCCTGGGACAAGCTGGCGGCGGGTGCCGCCGCACTGAACGGAAAAGGAATCGGACGCGCGGCCCGTTCGGCGGCGAGTCCAGCAATGAGAGGTTCGAAGCTGCCGAGCGAATCGGCCATCCCGGCGGCGATGGACTGCCGTGCCGGCAGAATCGCGCCGCGCCCAAAATCGCTGATGACGCGGTCGGCGGTCGTTCCGCGGAATTGCGCCACGCGCCCGATGAAGAGGTCGGCCAGGGAATCGGCAATCGCGGAAAGCTGCGCGCGGCCTTCGTCGGTGCGGATGTCGGTACGCTTCAGCGGCGATTGGCTAGAGACGATCTCATGCCGCCTAATGCCCTGGCGCTCCTGCGCGTCCCGGTTATCGGTGACGCTCACCACCACCCCGATGGACCCGAGGAAGGCGCTTTCGTTGGCGACGATCCGCGAGGCCGCCGCCGCCAGCCAGTAGCCACCCGAGGCCGCGAGGCCATCGACGTACGCGATGACGGGCTTCTTGGCTGCCCCGGCGCGGATCTGGTCGGCGAACTCGTTGATGCCGTCTACCTGCCCGCCGGGCGAATTCACGTTGAGGACGATCTGCGCGACGTTGGGGTTGTCGACCGCCGCCCGGAAGTCGCGCGAGAGGTTTTCAATCGAACTCGCGCCGCTGATCTCGGTGAAGATGCTGGCGTAACGGAACAGCGGCCCCTCGACGCCCAGGACCGCTACGCTGCCATGCATCTCGACGCGGCCTCCGGTATTTTCCAGCGGTTTGCCGATGCGCGCGGCCACGGCCTCGACGTCCACCGGGGCGCGCTCGACGATGCCGAGAATCGTCTCCATGGCGGCCTGGGTGATCGCCCAGGGGCGCTCCTGAATCTCGGCCAGAATGTGCAGCAGGGATCGGGTTCTCATGCGGCTTTGGGCTCCTTTGCCGGGACGGGTTCTTCCGGCGGGTCCTCCTGCGCGGGCTGACTCTGCGGCCCGGCCTGCGGGGTGGCGGCAGCCGCCGGGTCCACGTACAGGTCCAACTGCTTGAGGCGCGCGATCTCCAGCGCCCGCTGTTCAATTACGTCATTCCAATCGAGGCCCTGCTCGGCGCATTCCATCTCAAGAGTCGAGATCATGCTGGTCATGCGCATCTGCGAGGCCGTGGCCTCCTTCACCGGGTCGATCCAGCCCCGGCCCGGCCCGATCCACTTCGCGCGGGAATAGTAGGCGATGTTTTGGTAGTAGTTCGGTGCTTCGATGAGGCCCGCGTTGACCGCCTCCTCCAGCCATAGGCGAAACACCGGGGCCGCCCAATACGTCGCCAGCCACACGCGGCGATTGATGAAGAAGCGCCACGCCTCCAGCAGCGAGGCACGCGCCGAGGAGTAGTTCGTCTTCGAAAAATCCTTCAGCATCAACTCGTAGGGCATTCCAAGCGCGGTGCCGATCTGCCGCACCACGGCCTCGACGAAGTTGGAAAACTGCGGGGCGGGCCGCGCCGGGGTAAAGGGCGTCATCTTGTCGCCCGGGTACAACGGGATGAAGGTTCCGCCTTCCAATTGAATCCGGTATTCCCCCTTGGTGGCGAGGTACTTATTCGCATCGCCGCCCATCATCTCGGCAATGCCCGCCGGGTCGAGGGGCGTCTCAATCACGCCAGCCACCAGGGAATTGACGATGGACGATTGCAACTCCGTGCGCTGGTAGCTATCCAGCATTCGGAACTGCTCCATCACCGGAGCCAGCAGCGGCTTGCCGCGCGTTTGATCGACCCGCTCCTGGGCCATGCAGTGAAGCACCCGCTTGCGGCCCCAGGGCGTCTCGGCGGGGATGCGCTCGAATTGCGAGGATCCGAAGCCCGGGAATAGCATCCCCATCCAGGTGTCGACCCTACGGATGTGATAGGCGAGAGGACGACCGAACGCATCGGTTTCCACGCCGCCGCGCAGCCGGGGAGTAGGAATCGCGGTGTCGGGATTGTCTAATCGGTCCGTGTCGACCAGCTGCAGGCACGTGCGGAACTGGCTATCGGGCCGCTCCAGCCACAGCGGCAGCGCCAGCGCCTCGCCATTCTGCAGGGTGGATCGGAAGACAAGTTGCGTGAGCGATGCGAAGTTCTGCCGCCCGGAAGCATCGCAGGCGCAGGATTCGCTCCACGCGCGCCAGAGGCTTTCGACGTTGCGGCTCCACTCCTCGGCCCAATGGATATCGCGCCCGAGCGCCCGGTAATCGGGCCACGAGGAAAGGCGCAGGCCGATGCCGACCGTGTTGTCCTGCAGGGTCTGGAAAGCACCCGCCGCGATGCCGTTATTGCGGTCGAGATCGCGCGACCGGGCGACCAGTAGATCCTGGTCCGGGAGTAGATCGGCGTCGGCGGGGGCGCGAACGGGCTGCCAGTTCGACATCTGCTTCCGCACGCGCGATGCCCCGGCGTAAGACGAATCGCGGTAGCCGTATTGCACGCCCGGCACCGAGGCGGGGGTGTCCTGGGCCTGCGGCTGCCCCCGGAAGCGCGCCAGGGCGGCGCGAATAGCCTTCCACGGTGGCAAAGCGGCTGCCCGGGGAGTCGGGTCCGTTGGTTGTAGCCCGATGCCGTTCGGTCGTCCCGACCCGGCGGGTAATCGCTCTGTACTCATGGGCACGCCTCGATGTTGATGGGCCGCCGCCGCATTCCCGCGCCCGTCGTGGTGCCCGTCAGTGCAGCACACTCGGCGGCCAGCCCGTCGATGATACGCTGCAGGTCGGCGATCTTTCCGGGGCTGTATTCGACACGCCCGAGTTGAGGTGTGTCCACGCTGACGACCGCCTGGCCGGATGCCAGCAGCAGCATCTGTTGTTTGGCTTGAATCAGCGCCTCGCAGGGGCTGATCGGTACGCTGGCTCTAACGATCATTCAGGAATCTCCCTCGCCCGAATCGGGCGGAATTGCGGGACCGGGGTCGTTTCAAACGATGCCTTCGTGGCCGACGCCTGGGGGCGTTCGATGGTGAGCGCTTGTTCCATCTCATCCCACCGGGCGGCGGTCCACGATTCGAAGCGCAGGCTGGCCGCCGCCGCCCGCGCGTAGATCCGGCAATCGAGCGCCTCGTTACGGTCGCGGCGCTTCTCCCAAACCATCCGCCGGAAGCCGCCATGTGTGCGGGTGACTAGATGCTCGGCGGTCAGTTGCTCAAAATATTCCTTCGAGTACTGCGGGAAGTGGCAGAATCCGGTCGGCCACAATTCGCCCGCTTCCCGATCCGGAACCGCCGACCGAAGCCAGCGGTAAAGCTCTTCTTTTGCGATGGAACTGTTGACGGGCCACAGCCGGATCCCATACTTCACCCGGCCATGTGGCCCGACCTCAATCAGCGAGGGCGCGCCGATGAGAGACGAGACGCGGCTGTCGCCCTTGATGGCCATGACACGCTGCGGCGACATCTTGCGTACGAAGTCATATACCGACGTAGTATTGAATCCCGAGTCGACCGCCATCTTGGTGATGCGGGTCCGGCCGCCATATTCGGTTTCGAAATCCTCGTCGAGCAGCTTGGCCAGTTGCTCCCACACGGCGGGCTGCGTGGTGTCGCCTTCGAACACCCGGTAATCGACGCTCCAGGAGATGCGCTGGCGGCCATAGGCCACGATCTCGACCTCGAGGCGCTTCAACTGCACGTCCACCCCGGCCACCAGCAGGAGGCCCCCGGCGGGCACCCGCCCGATGTCGTAAATTTCACGCCGCTCGTAGAGGCGGTCGGTGTCGGGTGCCTCGCCGACGTCGGCCCATGGCTGGCCGAGGATGGTGTTGTGGAAAACCTGCAGCTTCTCCCGGTCGATGCCCGCTTCTTCGTGCTTGCGGGCGATCTGGCCCCACGAGAACCAGCCGACCGGGGAATAGAGGGTCGAAAGGTGGTAGCCGTGGACCCGGTCGTCGGCGTTGATCTGCTGCGCCTTCCAATCGCCGCGCGGTAGCATCCAGTTTTTGGCGTGATTGGGTATCGCCGCGCCGCAGCCCTCGCACATGTAGTGCGCCGCGTCGGGATTGTGTTTCGGCCAGCGTAGCTGTTCGAAGCGCAGCACCTGCGGCAGGAAGCATTTCGGGCAGGGCACCCAAAACTGCCGCATATCGCTTTCGTTGTAGAAGCGCTCGATGCGGCTCTTGCCGCTCAATACCGG